CTGGTGATAGGCTTACAGTCCCTGCAAATGCCGCATTTAATTTTTCTACTGGTGATTTTACAGTTGAATGTTGGTTTTACACAAACTCAGTATCTGCTAATCAATGGATTGTTGGGCCTGACAATACAGTAACTTACCCGTGGGTTTTACAAACAAGTGGTTCAACAATTCGGTTTTTGTCAAACAATGCGGCAAACATTTTTAGCCCGACAAGTTTTACTTTGACTGTAGGAACTTGGAATCACTTTGCAGTAACTCGAAGTGGCTCAACAATGTATTGGTTTACCAATGGGACGTTAAACGGAACGCAAACCTATTCAACCGCTATTGGTAGCAATACGATTGATGTGCAAATTGGAACTACTGGTAGTGGCTCTGGTGACCCTGTAAATGGTTATATTTCAAATCTACGTGTGGTCAAGGGGACGGCAGTTTATACAAGTTCGTTCACACCAAGCACTACGCCTTTAACTGCAATTACCAACACATCATTGTTGACTTGCCAAAGCAATCGTTTTATTGATAACTCTAGTAACGCTTTTACAATTACTAAATACAACGATGTAAGCGTCCAACGCTTCAGCCCATTTAGCCCTACAACTGCCTACTCCACAAGCGTGATTGGTGGCTCTTTGTATGGAGATGGAACTGGTGATTATTTAAGTATTCCATACAGTTCAAGTAACTCACTCAATGCGGGAGACTTCACAGTAGAAGCATGGATATACAAAAATACTAATGCTGCTTATATGGCTGTTGGTGGAACAATGACTTCTGCTGGCCCTTACACTACAAAATGGCAGCTTTTTTCAGATTCTGGCGGAACAAAAATATCTTGGTGTTCTGATGCGTTTTTAATTACAAGTTCACAAACCTTGTATACAGGCACTTGGTATCATGTTGCATTTGTGCGTTCAAGTGGAACATTAAATTTATATATCAATGGCGTATTTGATAGTTCAGCATCAGATAGTAGAAATTACAATTCAGCAACTGATTTATGGGTTGCTCAAGTTCCAGAGAATGTATCTGGCAGAAATTGGAATGGCTACATTACTAACTTTAGAATAAATCCTACAACTGCGGTTTATACATCCAACTTTACTCCAAATACAACGCCATTAACTGCTACTAGTGGCACATCATTTTTGTTGGCAACAACCAACGCTGCCATCTTAGACAACGCCATGATGAACGACTTAGAAACTGTGGGTAACGCACAGATTTCTACTAGCGTGAAAAAATATGGTACTGGCTCATTAGCGTTTGATGGGACAGGGGATTATTTAACAACTTATGACCCATCTTATAAAGTAAGCGTAGGTTCGGGCGACTTTACATTTGAGTGTTGGGTGTATGTAAATTCATTACCAGCAACTGTTACAGCTCTGTATCATTTAAAAAATGATGCCGCCTTAGCAACTACTGTATTTATACTTGAATTAACACCAGCGGGCGCAATAAGTTTGTCTACTGGTGCGGCTTTAATTGCTTCTGGTACAAATGGAAAAATAACTACTGGTAGTTGGATACATTTTGCTTTTGTAAGAACTTCAGGTGTATTTAAAACATTCTTTAATGGTGTTCAAGATATTTCAACCGCCAACACAACCACGTATAACGGAACATATCTTCAAATTGGTGCTTGGCGTTACTCTGGTTACGATTTCTCTCTTAACGGATACATGGATGATGTACGCATCTCTAAGGTCGCACGCTATACGGCTAACTTCACAGCACCAACAACAGCATTTGCAGATAAAGGATAAACATGAACATTGCTAAACTTATTGATGGACAACTTGTTGTTGCTGATTACAGAGAGATGTTCAAAGAAACATCATTCCCTGTAGGTGGCCCTAATGATGACTTCTTTACTGAGAACAACTGCTTTAAAGTAAGCGTCTTCAAAGAACACGATAGAGCAACCCAAATGCTTGTTGGTTGTGGTGCTTATGAGGAAAATGGTGTGGTTTACACAGTAGAAGTGCAGACCAGACCAGTAGTGGAGACAATTACGATTGAATCACTTGGTGACTCCATTGGTGGTGGAAGTGCTTGACCATGGACCCGACACAAGCGCAGCTCAATTCCCATGTTGATGTCTGCACACTGCGCTATGAGATGCTGTGTGCCAGGATTAAACGCTTAGAGAACATCATGCTTGGTGTCTCAGGCATCATGCTCACCAGCATGGCCGGCATCATCTTTACGAGTCTAAAGTGAAAGACTGGGCCGTGGCACTTATTGCTGCGGTCTGTATCACGGCCTTTGTGGTCTGGTCTGTATTCATTATTTTTTGGGCAATGAAATGACAAAAGCACCAGTTAAAAGAGCAGCGGCCAAGGTCGCACCAGTTAAAAGGTCAAGGCCAAGAGCAGCACCAGCCAGCCAGGTCAATGTGACTTTGGCTGCGCCAGCTGCTGCACCCAAGCCAGAAGCCAAAAAAGACGACTCAACCTTGGGCAAGGTCATTGGCCTGATCGAGTGGGTCGATAACCCGTTCAAGCTGTTTACAGTGATCTTGCTGTCGTTTCTGGCCTTTGCCGGTTACTTTGCCTGGGACTCAAGGCAAGTCATCTTGCAGGCCATTACAACGCAAGACAAGATGCCCCAGCTGGCCAAGCAAGAGCAATTGATCATGCCGGCCAGAAGCCTGATGAAGGATGTGGATGGAGTTGTCTTGCTGATCCACAAGGCCAACTTGACGACAAACAGCCGCACCACTGTGCTGGCGCTCAATGCCGATGGCTCAAGAGAGAAGGCCATCGAGGGGACTGTCACAAGCCTATTTAACGCAAGTGCTGACAGGAACGCTGCCATGGTGGCCATGTTAAATAACGAGGTGCTGTGTGAGGAATTTAACCCAAGCAGCAAGGTCGGTGAATGGGGTGTTAAGCAGGGCGTGAAATTCATGTGCAGAGGCTCAATCCCACCAGACCCTGGCAAGTTTGCCGGCTACATTGCCATTGGGTTTAAAGACAAGCCAGAGGACATTGGTGCATTGAAGACCCGCATCAACTTGGCAGCCAGCGATATGTCAGAAGATTGAAATGGATGCGCTGGCTCATTCTGTTACTGTTATTGGGGCTGGTTGGAGCCGTGGCAAAGAGTGGGTGTCATGTCAGAGAATTCTATGGGATTGGCTACACAGTACACGACCCAACCCTGCGCCACAAAGAGATGATGTTATGGCTGGACCAGAATGGTCAGCACTGCAAGTCAACCGAATACATGGTGATCTGGAACAACTTATCAGAGTGGGCCGGTTCAGCCGACTCCACATGGCTTAGAGCCAAAGTTGTCCATGGCTATAAAGATGCACTTGAGCGTGAAAAGAAATGATCCCGCCAATTTACAAATGGTATCCAATGGTGCAGCCAGAAGGCTACCCTACCAGGACAGATGCGCTTGAGCGCAGGGCAGAGCGCTTGCAAGAAGAGTATGCACAGGCGCTGAAGATGCGGAAAATGAAAGACAAAATTGACGATCTTGAGTTTGAGTTGTATGTGAAAAAGGCAGAACGCAATCAACTTAGCCTAGAGATTTTTACAAATAGAAAGGTGGATTTTTATGTTTGATATTTTGGGTGGCGGCATATTGGGGTCAATCTTTGGTGGTGTCTTTAGGATGGCCCCAGAGGTCTTGAAATGGCTTGATAAAAAGAATGAAAGATCGCATGAACTCTTGATGTTTTCCAGGCAGTGCGAACTGGAACAATTAAGGGGCCAGCAAAAGCTCGCTGAGATTGGCGCTCAAAGAGAGGCTGCCGTGGATGTGGGCGTGATGGATGCGTTTAACAATGCCATCACCCAGCAGGCCGAGATGGTCAAATCTGCCGGTGGCTGGGTGGCCAGTTTGTCGGCATCAGTGCGGCCCCTGGTCACATACTGGGTGTTGTTTGTGTGGAGCTTCATTCATGTCTGGTTTGCTTGGAATGCTTGGCTTGCTGGCGCTCCAGCGGTGGAAGTGTTCAAGACCATGATGACACCAGACTTTTCTGCATTGCTGTCTGGGACAATCAATTATTGGTTTCTTGATCGCACATTGGCCAAGAGGGGTCTATGAACTT